TTTTTTTTTAAATTTTGGGATCCAAGAAAACATACGACTTTAACAGGTTACCCTGGCTTAACTACCCGGAGCCTCTTCCGAGCGAGAGTTATGTCATGCGTAATATCCAAAATCCCCTACTTTTTCTGCCCATTCTTGCCATGTCAACGTATCGTGTGGAGGCCTGTGTGCTTCTCTATCAAAAATGGATCGCTTCAATAAACTTTTACGAGAAGGAAATTTTCCAACTATGGATTTCAAACCTACTTTGTAGTAATATTTCTTATCATCATCCACCCACTCTTGTAATCGTTCATCCAATTCCCCTTTATTTTGATACATATACAGCGATCTTGCGTATGTCATTTTATACATAAAGAATAATGTATCATAAGTTATAGGCTCTATTCCTAACGAATCATATACTAAACCTATCAAACGAGCTAAATTCTTACAAAATATATCAGAATTATTCTTTGGTATAGCCATTCTCCATTTATATTGAATAAATGGTCGCCATGGAACAACTGTGGCTATCTTCGGCTCCGTCAATTGTAAATTAAAATTTGACGCTAAGATCCACGATCTTTTTAAATATACTGGTCCTTGGTATATAATCTCTACTACCTGACTGTTTACCACTCTTAAATACGTTATCAAGGAATAATACTTATTACGCTGCTTAAACGTCATATGGTAAACTTGCGAACAATACTCGCAAAATCGATCTATTCCAATATATTCATCTAAATCTCTAGGATACGCATACACAAAATCATCTCCTGTTATTAACATCACTAATCTTCTTTCGCACAGTGACTTCCATATTTTTCTCCTTATTTTTCTTGTTGAAGTTCTCATTTTATAAAATATAAATGTCAAAAACATCATTACTCCAACTACCCACGAATCCCCATGTGAAGTTTCTATACTACCAGATGGCATAATACCTATCAAAAATATAAAATCCTTTAACCACTTAACACATTTTCCAGCTAGTTGTTCTGCACACCCTTCCAATAAATATTGATACATACGGTACATATGTGTATCCTCCTTCAAAACCCACAAAGACCCCATCATCATATATATCATTAACATCATTGAATTAATATTCATATCTAGGGCCTCCACATCTCCATCCGCCACCATCATCGTGC